GTTATTAGCTGTTTGGTCACCTAAAGTAATCTTGGCCCTTACATCTGTGTTATAACCAAACCACTCTTTAATCTGCTCATATTCCTCCCCGACATAGTCAGAGATACAGATAGGCACATTATTAGGATTGGCTCTGGTATCAATAGACACATAAAAATAGACACCAGCTGGTTTAAATGCCCGGATAACATCAGCTAACCCTGCCGGAAAAGGACGGTCCATAGTGACATCCATGATGGCATACCGATAATAATTACCCGATAGATGTGTCTTACCATCTAGAGTTGAGTGTAACCGGTCAAGCATAAACATATCTGTCCATGGTTCATACACTTGGATATTAGCTTCTTGGTCCTTTAAGTAATACCTGATAGCATCTATGATTGCCGGAATCGTACCCCGCTTCATAAACATATAACGCTTAATCCGGGTCCGATAGTCTTCATCTGTTTCCCCAACTTTACGTGGAATACCAAACCATGACCCCCAGTCAGACAAAAACTCACCGGTAGCAGTTCCTAAGGATAGCTGAATCTTGCTCTCGATAGTTTCCGTTTCAGCATCTGTTAGTGTCGTTGCCAAGGCTTGCAGAACAGCATAGTTCGCTGAGTCATAACCGTTTGGGTCTAGCTCCCGTTTTATCAGGGGATGTAAATTTTTCCAAAAGTTCAATCAGTTCACCTTCTATACTGTTCCATTAGTTGCATCTGAATCACTAGATGAGTCGCCACCATACTGGGTATCCGTCATGTCTTCATAAGCATCCCCAACTGTCATATCATCTGTGTTTAACTGGCTACCATACTCTAAATCATTGGCAATATCAGTATCATAGTCAAAGTTACCTTCCTCAGGAATAACCATTGCCATTGGGTAATCTGCTACCTCTAAATCACCTGCGCGGAAAATACCGTTTGATGCAGCTTTAAGATTAGATGTTTGATTGGTTACTTTAACGTCATAAATCAGACCTTCATTAATCTTTCGAACTGCCATTACAATGTCTGATAGGACAACATCCTCAGCCACATTAAGACTATTAATGTAATCCCTAATAACCCGTTTGACCCCAGCATCAAAGGCTAAGGTTGACTGACTCATATCTCTTAAGGTAACCCCAACGCTAATATCAGCAGTCTGTTTAACTACTGGCTCTACTGACCATTTCATACCAACTGGCCGGTAATCCTGAATAGCTGCTTCTACTTTTGCCTGTAAAGACGCCGGTAAGTCTCCATTGGCATCATGACAAAAGACGTGAATCCAACCAACATGTTCATCAACATAAGCCCCAGTAATCTCTGGTACTTGTCTGGCTGCATAGGCAACCGACTTAGTTGTTGCCCGACCAGTTGTCTCTACATAAGCTCTAAAACGTCCTCTAACGTCTTCAATAGACTCCTCGTCAGAACCACTTAGGAAGTCTTCTGGGTTAGTTACCGCGGATATCTCCTGTCGGTCTGTCTGAACAGTACTAATAACCCCTGTTGGAATATTACCAATTGTCCCTGTTTGAGTACAATGAACCTCAATTAAAGCAGATTGAGAACCTGCTTGAACATGCCAAGCATCTTCGGTAATAAACGTTTGTGAATAGTTTGCCGTATCACTACTAGCAAATAAAGTCCCCTTAGGAATAACAATGTTTAAAGCCAACGGAGCATAAAAGTCTACCCGAACTAACCCGGTTGCATACTTAGCCTCCCGTTTAGCAAACCCAAAGGTATCTAGGACACCATGCTGGATACCCCAAAAAATATTCTCACGTGATAGCATATAATACTGCTCTAGTTCCATAGCAACGGCTTCATAAATGGACCGAATAACGGAACCCTCGGTAAAATCATTGAGTTCAGTTGTATTGACCATAGTGACATCAATCAACCGAGATAAAATATCTGATAATCGTTTTAACTGCATATTCTCACCCCCCTATTGAACAACAAAATCATTAGCTTCATCATTAGCGACTAATAACTTAAATGTCTCATCAAATGACTGTAGCTTAATCTCCCACATACTTCGGTACATACTACCGCTTATGTAGGAGTCTAACCGGGAAACTGTAGCTACCCGTGAGTCAGTCAGAATACACCGACTTATCTCAGCATCTATCTTAACTTTTAAATCAGAGTTGGCTTTCTCAAACAAGTTGTGTAGGTTAGACCCATAATCTGGATGTAATAAGATAGAGCCTAATGGTGTTAGTAGGCGCATAATAATGGCTTGCTTAACATTCTGCTGTCCCTGAGTAACGGCAATATCTCCGTTCTTGTAGTTACCACTAAGTTCCAGTATATCATCTTGGGTACCCTTATCTTTGTACCGGTCAAAGAAACTAGTTAAGTTAAGGTCTGACCCTAACACCAAGTTTTCAACCTGTCGTTTATCTTCCTGCATTAAGTCTAAGGGATTAATATCACCAATAGTCGTCTCAATTGGAATAACTATCTGGTCACCCAGCATAACAAGGTGCTCTAGATTATTATGCTTCTCCTGAGCAGTGTCTACAATATATGGATACTGCAAGTCGTTGTATTGGAACAAGTCAACCCAGCTATTGGCATCTCCAAGTTCCCGGGCAGCTATAGACTGTAAAGTATCTCCCTGCTGAATCGTATACTTTTTAAACCGAGCCATTTTATCACCTCAATCTATACGTAACGTTACCGTTACTTTGGGTAACTGGAATCGTCCCAATACTACCAGTCCGATGGTACTGAGTTTTAAGGTTCTCTACCTGCGCCTGTAGGTACCCACAAGCTGTGTCTAATATTGTTAACTGCTGAACGATATCTTGATAGATATCTGTAGTACCTAAGGCATCAATAACATACTTGATATTGTTGCGGGTCACCTGAATATTACCAGAGGATAGATAGACAATTAGGGACGTATCTCCTGCTAATACATACAGCATAGAAAATGAGTCGGCCACAATCACCTGAATCAACTGGTAGATATCTGGCATCTCAGTCTTTAACCCTGAATGCAGCGTCATATAAGTTAAGTTATCCTCGTCTAGGGTGACATTATTAGCATACATGTTATCTAGGTCAAGCATACTAAGCACCTTATTAGTCAACGGGCTAACTCGTAAGTGTGGCGTAAAGTACTTAGATACATAGCTAATCTTGGAATCTACTGCGTTAGTAACTACCGAGTTATCTGCATCTAACTCTAAGCTACCAATAAACCTAAGTAAATCTGGTGACTGTTTTAAACTTATAGCGTCCATTATTTAGCCCCCGTAACTGCCTTGATGGCATTCTGTGCAGCGTTAGTTGCCGCATCTTGCTTGGTATGCGGATTAAATGTACCCGTTGTATTCCCACTAGCAACATCACCGCCACCAACTGAGGGTGCATCATTACCACCTGGTGCATCTGCCCGGTCATCATTAGCTGGTGTCCCATACGGTCTTAGAACAATCAGTGCAACTGAATAGTTAAATAACAGCGGAGAATCAACACTACGGGTAAACTCAAAGCCATCTGGTGACACATGGACAATATAAGACTCCTCGTCCGTGTAATTATAAAAAATAAGGTTATCCGTAGGTGTCTTACCATCACTTGTTGAGGAAGCATAGCCCTCTAGTAACGTTCTCAGCTCCCAATAACGGTCCATCCCGGTTGCTCCGGTAGCTGAGTGTTGGCTAAACCCTGTATGACCTGAGAAAGTAATGGTTGCTATATCCTGACCAAAATCTTCTACGACAGTATTTGATTGCGTTTTAAATACAGTAGTTCTTTGTCCTTGCTTAAACGAATATTGCTGAGGATTGACTTGCAAGTTGACCGTAGAATGGTTAGCCCATTCAATTGCCATTCTTTTAAGTGTATCCCCGTTTTGCATGGAGGATTGTGCCATAATCCGCACCCCTTTCAGTTTCTAATATAGCGCCTATTAAAAAGGAGAACCCGTAGGCTCTCCTTAATTATACCTGTTTAGTTACGGGTTACTTTAATCAACTTAATCTCACCCGGTGTCTGGTGGATTATTGAAGCTGACTTAGTACCAGTAACCACCAAAGTCGTGCTATTGGTTGTTCTATTTGTGTAAGTCATTTATTAGACATCTCCTTAGTGTGGTCCTACAATGCTACGTTCACTTAGTTCAACCTGTTGGCTACCTACAGTAGCTCCTAATTAGCTGCTGATGCTGCTGAACTATCTACTGTACTTGCTGCTGATGGAGCCTCACTAGCTGCTGAGGATTCTGATTCTGGTGCTGTACTTGCTGCTGATGGAGCAACTGGGTTACCCTTAGATTCAGTATCATCTGTTGGTACCCCTAGCTTTTTCTGCAAAAAAACACTAACTGCTTTTCCTATTTCGCTAAACCGATATTCGGCTAAATCAGTTTCTAAAATAGTAGCCGT